AAAATATTCCAGGCACGAAATGGAACGAAAGTGAGTTAAGATGTGATTTAGTTAATGGCTCAAGAATAACATTATTGTCTAGTGAAAATTTTGACAGCATTCGTGGAATTTATTTAGATATGGTTGCGATTGACGAGCTAGCTCAGGTTTCGCAAGGATTGATAGATGAAGTAATAACACCAGCTCTTTCAGACAGAAGAGGAAAGATGTTTCTAATCGGAACACCTAAAGGAATGAATAATATATTTTATGACTACTATAATAAAGCTCAAGCGGATGATAAATGGTTTTTATATAAAGCTAAAGCTTCTCAAACAAAGATTGTTGACGAAGAAGAATTAGACGCTGCTTTGTCCGTAATGGGTAAAGCGAAATTCGACCAAGAATATGAATGCTCATTTATTGGCAATATAGAAGGATCTATCTATGGAGAGCTAGTCCAAGATTTAGACGATGATGGTAAAATAGGTGCAGTTCCTTATGATCCAAGTTTACCAGTTAATACTGCTTGGGATATTGGCTATAACGATAGTACATGTATTATTTTTTTCCAACTGCTAAACCATCAGATTAATATTATTGAAACTTACGAGGATGATAACGAAGCGTTACCTCACTATATAAAATTTTTACAAGACAAAGATTATATTTATGACACTCACTATGGACCATTTGATCTGGACCAAACTGAGTTCAGTAATGGTAAAACAAGAAGAGAAGTAGCAGCCGCACTTGGAGTTAGATTTAGATTAGCACCAAGACTACCATTAGAAGACGGTATTCATGCTGTTAAGATGTTGTTGCCTAGATGTAGAATAGATAGCGATAACTGTTCAGATCTACTAATAGCTCTTAGACATTACCATAGAAAGTTTAACGACAAAGAAAGAATTTTTAAACCAAAACCCGTTCATGACTGGTCAAGCCATATGGTCGATGCGCTTAGATGTCTTGCAACTGGTATTGATGACAATAGACAAACTAATAAAAATCTACAGCGTGTAGCTGATAGCAATTATCAAATAATATAAGGAAATAATTATGCCAATGGTAAACGGAAAAAAATATGCTTACACAAAAAAAGGTAAAGCAGCAGCTAAGAAAGCTAAAATGAAAAAAGGTAAAAAGAAAAGATAATGTCATTTATTGCAAAAATATTTACACCGAAAGCTCCACCACCTCCAGTTATTAAGTTACCAGAACCAGCAGAAGTTCCTAACTATGACGATGGAGCAGATGCAGAAGAAAGAAAAATGGAAGCTGCAAAAGAATTAAAAGAAACTATGAGAAAACGTAGAGGAAGATCCTCTACAATATTAACTTCAAGATCTGGTCTTAATGAAATTGAGGAAGATGAGATTAATAAGAAAACTTTATTAGGATAAGTCATGGGCGGATTTGTAAGAAAAATAGTTAAAAGAGGTATAGCAAAAAAAGTTATAAAACCAGTTGCTAAACCAGTTCTTAAAACTCCAGAACAAGGAAAAAAAACTTCAGAGGCTTTAGATAAAAAACTTACTGAGAATGCTGACAAAGGTAATCAAGAAGCTACTGCATTATTAAATAAAAGAAAAGGTAGAAGAGCAACAATTAAAACAACTTCATCTGGATTAAACGATGAAGAAATTAAAAAGAAAACTTTATTAGGATAATTTATGGGCGGATTTGGCGGAGGAAATTCAAATGGAGGAAATGGTGGTAGAGCTAGTAATCCTAATCAAAGATCTGGTGCATCAGAAGCAAGATCATCTAAAAGTAAATCAAATAATGATAGAGGCAGTAATAATCCAATAGTTAATTATATTAAAGGTGGTGGAATTATTGGTGCTGCTGTTAGAGGCTTAAAAAAAGCTAGTAAGAAATCAAAACAAAACGCAATGGATTATGAAGGTCAAGCAGCTGGTGTAACTCCAATGAGAAGTCCAGCAGCGTCTCCTAGAGACGGTGGAGGAGATAATAATAATTATTCAAAAACAGAAACTCCTCAAGGTATAGAATTAGCAAAACAATCTACTACAAGCGCTACAATCTTAGGTCCAGCAGAAGTTCAAAAAGAAGCTGCTAACACTATTAAAGGACCAACAAGTCCAGAAATGTCTGCTGCTCAAATTTCTGTAGCTAATAAAAGAAAAGGAAGAAAAGTTACAAATCTTACATCTAAAAAAACATTAGATAGAAATTACACACTAAGCAAAAAAACTTTACTAGGAGGCTAAATGGCTAAACGAGGTTTATACGCTAACATCCATGCGAAGCGTAAAAGAATTAAAAAAGGCAGCAAAGAGAAAATGCGTAAAGCTGGTCAAAAAGGTAGACCAACTGCTAAACAATTTAAAAGAGCTGCTAAGACAGCTAAGAAAAGATAATGCAAGATCAACAAGCAAGAAAAAAAGCAGCAGATCTTAAAAACAATCTATCAAGATTGATGGAGAAAAGATCTAACTGGGAGACGCATTGGCAAGAAGTAGCTGATTATATGTTGCCTAGAAAAGCTGATATTACTTTAGAAAGACCTAGAGGCGATAAAAGACATACACTTATATTTGATGGAACTGCTATTCACGCTTTAGAATTATTAGCTAGTTCATTACATGGAATGCTTACATCATCTGTTAATAGATGGTTTGGTTTAAGATACAAAGAAACATTAGTTAATCAAGATGATCAAGCTAGAGAATGGTTAGAAGATGTAACTGATAAAATGTATCTAGCAATATCAAGATCTAATTTTCAACAAGAGGTGTTTGAAACTTATTTTGATTTAATTGCTTTTGGAACTTCTTGCTTACAGATAGAAGAAGATAAAGACGACATCATACGGTTTTCATCAAGACATATAAAAGAATTATATATTTCAGAAAATGCTAAAGGCATGGTCGATTGTATTTACAGACGATTTAAAATGACTGCTAAAGCAACTGTTGAAAAATTTGGTATTGATAATGTTAGTTCTAAAACATTAAATACTTTTAAAAAGTCTCCGTTTGAAGATATAGAATTATGTCATGTTGTTAAACCTAGAGATATGTATAATCCTAGAAAAGAAGATAAACAAAACATGCCTTATGTTTCTTGTTACTTTGAATATGATAGTGGACATATTATTTCTGAAGGTGGTTTTAAAGAATTTCCATATGTTGTTCCAAGATATTTAAAAGCATCTAATGAGATTTACGGAAGATCTCCAGGAATGAATGCTTTACCTGATGTTAAAGTTTTAAACAAAATGGTAGAAGTTGGAATGAAGGCTGCACAAAAGCAAGTTGATCCACCTTTGCTAGTACCTGATGACAGTATGTTAATGCCTATTAGAATGTCTCCAGGATCTATAAATTATTATAGAAGTGGTACTAGAGATAGAATTGAAACTTTAAATATTGGCGCAAACAATCCATTAGGATTAAATATGGAAGATCAGAGACGACAAGCTATCTCTGCAACTTTTCATGTTGATCAATTATTAATTACTGAAAACCGTAATATGACAGCAACAGAAGTTGTCCAAAGAAATCAAGAGAAGATGAGAATACTTGGTCCAGTATTAGGTAGATTGCAATCTGAATTACTACAACCAATGATTATTAGAATATTTAATATTATGTTAAGAAATGGTTTATTTCCAGAGGCTCCAGAAATTTTATTAAATCAAGAAGTAGATGTTGAATATGTATCTCCAATGGCTTTAGCTCAAAGAGGAGAAGAATTAAATTCTATCGTTAAAGGCTTAGAATTATTTGGAAACATATCACAACTAGCACCACAAACTTTAGATTACATTGATCCTCCAGGATTAATTAAAAACTTAATTAAAATTCTTGGGCTACCAGCAACCATGATTAGATCAGATGAGGAAGTCCAACAAATAGCAGAAGAGAAAGCAGAGGCAAATCAACAACAAGCTGAAATGCAACAACAGATGGCTGAAAGTGAAATGGCCAGAAATGTAGCACCAGCAGTCCAGGCGGTATCTAATGCAGAACGAGAACAACAACAGTAAAAATAAAATAAAAGAATTAATTAAAAACTATAAATCAGTTTTTGGATCAGACGATGGCAAAGTAGTCATGGATGATCTTGAAAAAAGATGCTTCTACAATACGTCAACGTATAATAGTAAGGAGCCAAACGAAACAGCCTTTTTTGAAGGACAGAGAACAGTTCTGTTATTTATAAAAGGCATGATCAATCATAAGGAGTAATCTATGGATCAGACAACTGAGCAAACTGCTCAACCTGATGTAACGCAGACAACTACTACGCTTACAGCAGAACAACCAATAGAAACAGCAGCAACGCCACAAGCACCAACTGTTGATTTTCAATCTCTTATTCCAGAAGAATATAGAGAAGAAAAGTCATTACAAAATTTTAATAAGATGGATGACTTCGTTAAATCATATCTACACTCACAGAAGATGGTAGGTTTAGATAAAATACCAGTACCAAATAAACATGCTACCGATGATGATTGGAAAGAAGTTTATAAAAGATTAGGTAGTCCAGAAACTGCTGATCAATATAAATATTCATTACCAGAAGATCATAAAGTTACAGAAGAAACTTTAAAAAGTTTTTCTGAGGAAGCTGTTAAGTTAGGATTACTTCCTAATCAAGCAAATGGTATTATGCAATATTATAACGAAGTTGTTAATCAAGGTATCAATGATCAGAACATACAAGCAGAAGAAGCTAGAAAAGTATCTGAGCAAGATCTTCGTCAAGAGTTTGGACCAACTTATGAAAATAAAATAACTGGAGCTAAAAATTTAGCAACAGCTACTTTAGGTGCAGATTTTTTAAATAATACTATGTTAGCTGATGGCAGTAAACTTGGAGATAATCCTCAGATAGTAAAAGCTTTTGCAAGTTTATCTGAAAAATTATCTGAAGATGATATTGTTAAAGGCGATACACCAGATTATATGACGACTAATGATATAACAAAACAAATAGCTAAAATACAACAACCAGGATCAGCATATTGGGATAAGAAACATCCAGCTCATTCTGTTGCAGTTGAAGAAGTAGCAGCATTAATTCGTAAGAAGAATAACGAAGTTGATGCTTAACAGTTTTATTTAACGAAAGTTAGATAAATAAAATCAAAGACAATCGTAAGACCTTTGTTGACGTTAGGAAAGACTAACATCCGAATGATGTAAATCTCAGGAAGATCCGCAAGGATAATCATCCGTTTAACTTAAACTTAAACTAACACAATAGAGGAGGAACTTATTATGAGTTCTAACATTACAACTTCATTCGTTGAACAATATTCATCGAATGTAAACTTGCTATCTCAACAAATGGGTAGCAAATTAAGAGCTTCTGTTGATGAGGAAAGTGTTGTAGGTAAGTCTGCATTTTTTGAACAAATAGACAGCACAGCTGCTGTTCTAAGAACTTCAAGACATGGAGATACACCACAAATCGACACACCACATAGCAGAAGAAGAGTATCACTAGCAGATTACGAGTGGGGGGATTTAATAGATGACGCTGATAAAATCAGAGCATTAGTAGATCCAACTTCTGCGTATGCTAAAAACGCTGCGGCAGCGATGAATAGAGCTATGGATGATGTAATCATCACAGCTATGAATGCATCTGCTTCTACTGGCGTTGCTGGTGCTACATCTACGGCTTTACCTTCAAGTCAAAAAACTGCAACTTCAAATCAATCAGATGGTTTGACTATTGCTAAACTTTTGTCTGCGAAGAAAATCCTAGACAGCAACGATATTGATCCTTCAAGAAAGAGATTTATCGTTTGTGGTCCGCAACAAATATCAGATCTATTAGGAACTACATCAGTTACTAGCGCTGACTTTAATACAGTTAGAGCGTTATCAACTGGCGAAGTAAATTCGTTCTTAGGATTTGAATTTATAATGTCAACAAGACTAAATTTTGATGCATCTAATACAGATGACAGATTAGTTTTTGCTTACACAGAAGATGCTATTAAATTAGCTATCGGAAGTGATATTAAAGCAAACATATCTGAACGTGCTGACAAATCTTATTCTACACAAGTATACTATGCGATGAGTTTAGGTGCTACTAGAATGGAAGAGAAAGCTGTTGTTCAAATTCCATGTCATGAAGCTTAATTAATAGGAGGTTTTAAATTATGGCTAATTCAATACAATACGCTAAAACACAAACTACACCTGTTACTAAGTTAGATACAAACGAACTAGGTGGTAGAGTTAGAATGGCTTTTGCAGAATACGAAGCTGCAACTGAACAATCTACTATCACTATGTTTAGTTTACCTAATGGTGCAAGACTATTATCAGGAACATTATCACATGATGCTCTTAATTCTAGTACTACACTTTCAGTTGGTTACGCTGCTCATACAAAAGCAGACGGAACAGCTCAAGCATTAGACGTAGATGAATACAAAGCAGCAGCAGCTTCAACTTCTGCTACTAGCTCTGATGTTCTTGTTACTATGGCTTTAGGTAAAAACTCTGTACTTGACGCAAATGAGGATGGTGTTCCAATAACTGTTACATTGGCTGGTGCTGATGGAGCTGGAACAATCCAACTTCAAATGTTTTACGTAATAGACTAGGAAAAATAATTTTAGGCGGTGGATGCGAGAGTTGAAGCCGCCTAGAGTGCAATCATAATGGCTAGATCAATTTCCAGAAATAAAAGAAATTACAGACCTACAAAGTCTGGAGCTGGGATGACTAGAAAAGGAGTTAAAGCTTATAGAAAAGCTAATCCTGGATCAAAATTAAAAACCGCAGTTACTGGTAAAGTTAAAAAAGGATCAGCTGCTGCAAAACGAAGAAAATCATATTGCGCAAGATCTGGTGGTCAACTTAAAAGATCTTCTGCAAAAACTAAAAATAATCCAAACTCAAGGATCAGACAAGCAAGACGAAGATGGAAATGTTAAAATGAAATATATTATAATTCTATACATGTGTTCATTCTCAACATCGCCTCCTCAATGTATGCCTGGACAAGTTTTAGGAATAGAATTTAATACTTATGACCAATGTATTTTAGAAGGTTATTTACAGTCTTATAAAAATTTAAATAAATTAAGTAGAGAACAAATTAATAATAATCAATTAGCAATCAAATTTGATTGTAAAGAAATCAAAGTGGAGAATATTTAATGGCAAGTGTAGTAAATATGTGTAATTCAGCTCTTAACTTATTAGGAGCATCAACAATATCAGCATTAACAGATGACACTAAAAATGCTCGTCTATGTAATCAAAGATATGAGCCAGTAAGAAATAGAGTGTTTAGATCTCATGCTTGGAATTGTTTGCACAAAAGAGTTCAACTTGCTCAAAACTCTACAGCTCCAATAGTAGAATATGATCATGCTTACGCATTACCTTCTGATTGTTTAAGAGTTTTAAAAATTCATAATGGTACTACAGATAGTATTGCAACATCTTTAGATTATAAATTAGAAGGAAGAAATATTGTAACAGATATAGATACAATTTTTTTAATCTATATTTCACTAGACACCGATCCAAATAATTATGACACTTATTTAAGAGAGAGTATATCTCATCAATTAGCTGCGGATCTTTGTTATGCAATTACTAATAATGCATCATTAGCAAATAATTATATGGTTAGAGCTGATGAAAGATTAAGAGAAGCAAGATTTATAGATGCTACAGAAAATAGTTTAGGAATAGTTGAGGCAAATGAATTTACTGATGCGAGATTATAATGCCAAGAACAACAGCATCAATTAATAGTTTCGTCTCTGGAGAGTTTTCTGCAAAATTAGATGGTAGAACTGATTTTGAAAAATATTCTTCTGGTTGTAAAACATTGCAAAATATGTTGGTGCATCCTCAAGGTGCAGCAGCAAGAAGAGTAGGTACTCAATTTATTGCTGAAGTTAAAACAAGTTCATTAAAAACAAGATTAATTCCTTTTGAATTTTCAACAACTCAAACTTATGTTTTAGAATTTGGAAATACTTATATTAGATTTTTTAAAGACAAAGGACAAATTTTTGATAGTGGATCAGCTTATGAAATATCTACTCCTTATTTAACAGCAGAATTATTTGAACTAAAGTTTGCTCAATCAGCAGACGTTATGTATATCACTCATCCAAATCATGAAGTGATGAAGTTATCGAGAACTGGCCATACTTCTTGGTCATTAACAGAAGTTGCATTTACAGATGGACCTTATTTATCTATAAATTCAACATCGACTACCTTAACTCCTTCTGCAGCATCTACTGGCTCAAGAAATATAACCGCTTCAGCAACTACTGGAATAAATGGTGGTGTTGGTTGGTTAGCATCGGATGTTGGTAGAATAATAAGTTTTAATTCTGGTAAAGCAAAAATTACATCCAGAACAAGTGCAACGGTTGCAGTTGCTACAGTTACAACTGCATTTGCTAATACCGATGCAAAAGACGATTGGAAACTTGGAGCTTTCTCAGACACAACTGGTCATCCTTCTTGCGTATCATTCTTTGAACAGAGATTAGTATTTGCTGGAACAACAGATGAGCCACAAACTTTGTATTTCTCTAAATCTGGAGATTACGAAAACATGACTACTGGTACTAATGCAGATGATGCTATGGTTTATACCATTGCTAGTAACCAGGTTAATAAAATTAGATATTTAAAAGCAGTAAGAACTTTATTGATAGGTACTACTGGTGGAGAATTTTCTGTATCAGCTGATGGTACTGATGCAGCAGTAACTCCAACTAATGTAACTATTAAAAGACAATCTTCTTTTGGTGCAGCTAATGTTGATGCTCAACCATCTGGAAATGCTGTCTTGTTTTTACAAAGAGCAAAAAGAAAAATTAGAGAACTTGCATATAATTATGATAGTGATGGTTATGTTGCGCCAGACTTAACTATTCTTAACGAAACAGTTACTGCTAGTGGAGTTAATGAAATGGCATATCAACAAGCACCAGATAGTATTTTATGGTGTGTAAGAGACGATGGAATTTTAGCTGGTCTAACTTATCAAAGAACAGATAATGTCGTTGCTTGGCATAAACATATTATAGGTGGCAAATCCGATACGACTAAAAATATTATTCAACAAAAAATTTCATTTACTGCAAATACTACAGTTGTTAATGGAACGAATAACACAATTACATTATCATCACATGGATTGGCTACTAATGATCCAATTTATTATTATGCTGATGCTAATCCGATAACTGGAATATCAAGTGGTAAACTTTATTTTGTAATTAGAACTGATGCGAATACTATTAAACTTGCTACATCTGCTGCTAACTCTGCGGCTGGAACTGCAATTAGTTTAACTGGACCAAGTACAGCATCAACACAATTTATTTATCAAGGTGTAAATATTGCATCTAATGTTATTTACTCAAATGATCATGGATTTAAAACTGGAGATATAATATTTTACGATAATATTGGAACTGCAATAGGTGGATTAAGTGAAAATATTTCTTACTATGTTTCAAGAGTAGATGATGATCAATTTAAACTTTATACTGATAGTAAATTAGTTAATGTTGTTTCTTTAACATCAGCTCATACATCAGAACAAACAGATAATATTTTACAAGACGCTAAAGTAGAAAGTGTTGCAACTATATCTGGAGATCTTAACGAAGATGAGCTTTGGGTAATTACTCAAAGGTGGGTTAATGGTGCTGTAAAAAGATATGTAGAATGTTTTTCAGATTTTGATTTTGACGAAACTGCACCAGAAGATTTTAAATTTTTAGATAGTCATTTATCTTACTCAGGCGTTGCTGTTAGTTCTTTATCTGGACTATCTCATTTAGAAGGAGAAACAGTATCAATATTAGCTGATGGTTCTACGCATTCAAAAAAGGTTGTTAGCTCAGGCGCTGTATCTTTGGATAGACCATCAAGAAAAGTAGTAGTTGGTTTGCCTTATAACTCCGTATTACAAACTATGAGAATAGAAGGTGGAGCTGGACAAACTGAAGGAACTGCTCAAGGAAAAATTAAAAGAATATCTAAAGTAGTTTTAAGATTATTTGAAACAGTAGGTGCTAAAGTTGGTCCTACATTAGATAACATGGAAACCGTACCTTTTAGAACAACATCAGGTGCAATGGATTTACCAGTATCAACATTTTTAGCTGGAGACAAAGAAGTAGAATTTTCAGACGATTACAATACAGACGGATTTATTTTTGTAAAACAAGATCAAGCATTACCATTAACGGTACTAGCTTTATATCCAACTATTGTAACAAACGATGGCTAGTGAATTAAAACCTTTTAAACCAGAACACGCAGATGAGATTGTTGCTATAGGCTTAAACGATAAGCTTATGGAAATAGATGCTAGTTATTCTGATAATAGAATTTGTGATCATTCACAACCAGGCAACGCTTACACAATGTTTGTTAATGGTAAACCAGCCTTTGCATGTGGAATTATAGTGCTTTGGCCAGGTGTAGCTGAATGTTGGGTTATGGCATCACAAAATGTTTTTGAAATGAAATTCTTAGCAGCAAGAACAATATTAGAGTTGCAAGAAAAACTTTGCAAAAAAAATAAAATCCGAAGATTACAAACATCCGTCAAAGCAGATTTTAAATTAGGTTTAAGATTAGCTGAATGGTGCGGTTTAGAAATTGAAGGATTAAAAAAAAAATATGGTCCAGATGGATCAGATTATTATCAACTGGGGAAAATATATTAATATGAGTTTTGTTGGAGACATAATAGGTGGTTACGGTGCTAGACAATTAGGAGATTACAATCAATCTCTTTTTAATGAAAAAGCAAAAATCAACACAAGAAATGCAGAAATAAAAAAGAAAACTTTTGAACAAGTTGATCTTCCAAGAATTAGAAAAGAACAAGAAAGAAATAAATCTAATCAATTTGTAAAGTTAATTAAAAGTGGAATTGATGTTAGTAGAATAGGCGACACTCCATATTTAGTTCAATTAGAACAAGATATTGAAGATGCTTTTGAAATATCAATAGCAACATACAATTCTACATTAACATACGAACAAGAATTAAATAATTCATTAATAATACAAGCTCAAGGACGAGCTGAAAGTTATAAAGGTAAAGTTACTCAAAGAGCTGCTTATGCTAAAGCTGCTGCTAAAATGTATGGCAATTCGCAAACTCCTGACGGTAGTATTTTAACAAGTAGTTAATATGGCAATAATAAAAATAAATAGATCTACATCAAGGTTACAAGCACCAACTACACCTAATTTAGAAGCTGCTAGATTAGATCAAAGTCTAGCTTTACAAATAGGAAACTCTTTATCTTTTGCAGCAGATCTTGTTGAAAAATCAAAAACTAAAAATAAAAAACAAGAAGATAAAAATACATTTAGAAAAATTAAATTAGAGCTTGATAGAGATATAATTACTAAAAAAACTGCTTATGATAGTAGTACCAATATAGAAGATGCTGATAATTTTTTAAAAGATATAGCTCCAGATCAATATAAACAATTATTAAAAAACCAAAATAAAGAAGTTCAAAGTTTAATTACTAATTATTTATATCAAGAAGGATCTAACGAATTTAAAAATTTATTTACTCAAATTACATCAAGACATTTATCAGAAACGATTGAAGGCGATAAACAAGATATAATTGCTTTGGATATGGAAGAGGCATCTAACGATCCTATTGTAAGACGACAAGCTAAAGATAAAAAAAGTATTTTATTTTCTAATCCAGAATTTACTAAAAGATATAGTGCTAAAGCTTTAAATAATGTTCAAAGTGAAAGTGAATTAAGAACAAAAAAATTTCAATTAGCTTTTAGAACTGAAAATGATCCAATAAGCATATTACAAATTGGTAAAAAACAGTTTGAAGAAGAAGAAGGTTTAAGTCCAGCAGAAGCAGATCTAGTCATTAAGAATGCAGAAAACGCTTTAGTTTCAAAAATGAATTTTGAAAATTTAGAGGCTGAAAGAGTTGAAAGAGCAGAAACAAAACAAAAAGTTTCTAACTATATTTATATGGTTAAAAAATTTAAGAATGATGATGATGTTCCATCTTTAGATAATATTAATGATCTTTATAAATTAGGACAAATAAATTCTTCACAACGAAACTCTTTATATAAAATGTATAATGGAGAAGTTGAAGTTTCAGATTATAATATATTAGATTTTGTAAATGGTGCTGTTGCTTCATCGGTTGCTGTTGATGAAATTGACACATTAAGAGAAACTATAATTTTAAATCCAGAAGTACTTTCAAGATTAAATGTTAAAGATGCAGAAAAATTTATTAATATATTTGAAAAGTACGATCAAGATCAGCCAGGCTGGACAAGTTACACTAATTTAAAGAAAAAATTACAAGCTGATTTAGGTAAATCCGTTATAGGAAATGCTATTTGGTCTAATCAAAAAGTTGATACTAAAAATGAAAGAAAATATGTTGATGCAGTTGATATGTTTGATCAATTAGTTTTAAAAGGTATAGATCCAAAAGATGCTTACAATCAAACAGCTACAGCATTTTTAGATAATTCACAATTACCTAATATTTACGAAGTTGCACCAATACAAACTATTTCAATTCCAGATCCTTCAGATGAAGATTTTAAAAATCCAGCAAAATATTTTGAAGATAGAAGAACAGAAATAGCTAATGTTTATAAAGATGCAGAAGGCTCAATGTCTATTGAACAGTTTGCAAAAGATATAGATAGCATTGATACAATGGAAGATACTTTTTTAATGCGACAAGAAAAGTTTGGAACAGCTCAAGACGCATTTTCATCAAATAATACTGGAAAAGGATTTACACCAGTTGATCCAAATAAACCTTAATTATGGAACAAGATAATATTTTTCAAATTTACCTGGATGCTGTTAATAAAAAAAATGTTAAAGACAGTACAGCATTTAAAGTTTTAAATAAAAATAACATAGATACTAACGAATTGACTGGTCATGATAAAGACGATCATGCTGGTAAAATAAACCTTAATTATAAAGACGATAAAGAAAAAGAAACTGATGGTTATAATTATACTAAAGGTTTATTAAATTTTGTAGCAGATATGCCAGAAGAAACTGGTAAAGCTTTAATGACTGCTTTCTTAAATGGAACGGATGTTGCTGCTAATGTAGTAGGTGTTGTATTTAATGCTATGACTAATGTTGATCCAGCTATGAATGCTGCATTTAACAATGGCGATGGTAAAAAGTTTAAAACATTATTAAATAAAAATATTCAAGATTTTTCTAAATATTTAAACTCCGAAAAAGAACAAGTTGCTAAAATTGGAGAAGGATCTCCAACAAGTAGTAAAGCTGCTGAATTTGTTTCAATGATAACTCAAGACACACCTTACTCATTGCCAATCTATAAAAAATTTAAAAAACTAGGAATACCAAATTATATGGCTTTACCAGTAGCTTACGGTATGGGTAGCGCAATAGCTTTTGATGATGATGCTAGTATTTTCTTAAATTCTGAACAAGTACAAGGTTTTAAAAATATGGTTGGTGTATTACCAGATAGTTCAGAAGAAGAGATCTATAACAAAACTGTTAGAATGTTAGAAGGTACTGGATTAGGTTTTGCAACAAGTCCTATAATTAAAGGTTTAAAATATGCTAAGAATAATATTCCAGCATTAATGAAACCACAAAGCACAATAGCTGTTGGAGGTGCTGCTACTGGTGGTGCTGTCGCTGACAGTATAGGAAACAATACTATTTCAAATCTAACAGAAAACAAATAAATAAAGAGTATCTTCGAATATTCTCAACTTTTTAAAAAAATATGGCAAATCCAAAAATAACGAAAGACTTTGTAGTAGCTGCTGTTGAACAAGCTGGAAAGATTATTAAAGGTGGTAAGCCTACAAAAAAAGCAGAAGATTTATTAACTACTCCAAAAAAAGAACTTAAAATTGGATCAGATAAAAAAGTTTCTATTACAGCAGATGGCGAAACAGAAACTGTACTTAAAGTATCAAAAGCTGGATTAAAAAAAAATATACCAGATGTAGCTGAAGAAATAAGCGATGATGCATTGTTTGTTTATAATGCTACAAAAATTACACCAAAAATATTAGACGATTTTAATATTGATAAAATTAAATCTAAAGAAGATATAGCAAAATTTATAGATATTATTTCTAAAAAATATTCATCAGAAATTAATACACAAAAAAGAGGTGTTCAAACTCAAGGTTTGACAAAAAGATTAGCAACACTTTTACAAAAAGATAATGCTCAATTAACCAAAACTATTTTAAGTTTAAAACCTGGTCAAACATTAAACGCAGAATATTTATATGCAGCTAGAGAATTAATGGCTGCTGGTATGACCAAGTTAGATGGTATGGCTCAAATGATTAGTGCTGGTAAAGCAACCGATCTTCAAAAGGTAGCGTTTAGACAACATTTCGCTTTGATGTCTGAATTTCAAAAAATACTTAAAGGTGTTCAAACAGAAACTGCAAGAGCTTTACAACAATTTAGAATACCAACTAGAACTAAAAATTATTCTAATGTTGCTTTAGATGATCTAAACAAAAATGAATTATTATTAGAGTTAGGTGGTGCAGATGATATTACTGGTATCGCTACTGCTTATCTAAAACTTGGTACTAAAAAAGCACAAATGGAATTTACTCAAGGTGCTGGTGCTTTATACAATTTAAAACAATCTTCTAATGCAATAGCTGAAATTTTTATTAATGCTATTTTGTCAAATCCGATGACACATATAAGAAATACTGGTGGTAACTGGGTTTCTCAAGCAATAATGAGAATGGAACATAAAGCAGTTGCAAGATTACATGGTGGTAAAGTTAAAGATGGTGTTGCACCTTACGAAGATATTGCAAAAGCTTATGGTCAATCAATGGCTGCTCAAGAATTTTTACAAGCTTTATCTGTTGCAACAAAAGGTAAAAAGATAACAGATATTATTAGTAAAATGGATGAGTTGGTTCCAGCAAATATTGGTGGATCTAAAGTTGAAATGAGAACTGGTCAATTTACAGCTGACAAATTTAATATGGCAGAAGGCAAAGGTGCTGATGCTTTTAATATGTTAGGCAGAGTTTTAACATTAGATCGAATACCGACAAAGATGTTGGTAGCTGCTGATGGTTTTTTTAAAAACAGAGAATATAGATCTGAACTTTATGCTTTAGCTTTTAGAGAAGCTATGGAAAATATTGAAAGAAAAACTTTAACTCAAGAAAATGCTGGAATGTTTATTGCAGATAGAGTTTTAAATCCTACAAAAGCTGCAGTAGAGACAGCTAAAAACACAACTTTAAAATCTGTTTTTCAAACTAAGATGAGAAATAGAGAAGATGCTTTAGGTTGGGTAGGTCAAAGAGTTCAAGGTTTAAAAGGACAAGGTGGTTACTTTAGTTGGTTATCTAATTATTATATTCCATTTACTCAAACACCGATAAATATTGCTGGGTTTGTTTCTGAAAGAACTCCAGGATTACATTATTTAACAAGATATAATAAAGACATTGCTGCTGGTGGAGCTACTGCTCAACTTGCTAGAATGAGATTACAATTAGGTAGTATGTTTTATCTAGCTACAGCAAGTGCTGGATATTATGGAAATTCAAAAGATTTATTTGAGATAGGTGGATCAGATATAGATATACCAGGTAAATTTACTGGTGGTAAATATATGATCCAAAAAGGATTTAACTTTCAACCAAATCAATTACGTTTGCAATATGATGAAGGAAAGTTTTTTGCTTTAAATACAACTGGATTAGATCCAGTAAGCACGATGATTGCTCAGGCTGGTAATCTTGCAACTTATACTGAAATGATGTTGCATAAATCAGGAATGATGGAAGATGTATTTAACGATAATCCAAATAACGAAATAGATACAAGTCAATCAATGATGTTAGCTGCAACTGCTGCTTTTGCTTTAAGCTTTGGCGAAAATCTTGTTAATCAAACAGCTTTAAAAGGAGCTGGAGACGCAGTTTATGATTTACAAAATTTTTCTAAAATGTTGTCTGGAGATATAAAGCCAGGTAGATTTGCTAAACGATGGTCGCAAAATGTAGGAAAAGCTTTTGTTCCATCATTTATTAAACAAGCTGGAAAATTAACTAGAGATCTTCCAGATAGTTTTGGAGATTTTAAATTATCTGATGACAATAGAAAATTATCTAATGAATGGAATACCTTTTTAACTGGTCAATTTAAAAATAAAGATTTGCCAACTGAATTTAATATTTTTGGCAAAGAGATTGATCCTTTTGGTATGTGGTCAAAATTTGAACAAGGACCAGCAGAAAAATTAGTCAAAAGTTTTATGCCAATGAAATTAAAAAAACCTAGAACAACTATAGGTTATTCTCCAGGAACACTACCTGGAATGAGTGTTAGTTATAATATGAATGATAAGGAATTATCATTTTATCAATATAACGCTGGTCAAATATTTACACAGATGATTGAAAATGATTTGGTAGAAAATGAAGAATTTTTAAATTCAGATAGATTAATACAACATGGAGTAATTCAAAATTATTTAAGTAAAGCTGGATCTATATCAATGGCAATGCTTAAATCCGATGGAGAAACTGAATACACTTTACCAAGTGGTGCAAAAACAATTTTTCCAAAAAGTGCTTATGCAGATGACATAAAAGCTAGAGGAGAAGATCTAATGATAAATAAATTTAAAACATATAATCAAGGCAATCCATTGACAGAAGAAACTAAACAACAGTTAGGAATACAAACAGAGGAATAACAATTAATAACTATGACAATATCAACTACAATTATTAAGAACAGTTACAGCGGAGACGGTTCTAACAAAACATTTACTTATGGTTTTAAAATCGCAGATGAAGATTTTATCGAAGTAATCGTTAAGACTAATTCAACTGGTGCTGAAAGTGTTAGATCTATTGGAACTGGATCTGCAAATTATTCTGTAACTGGAGTAGGCGAGGCAGCTGGTGGATCTGTAATATTTGTAACCGCTCCAACAAATCTTGAAACTGTTATACTGCGAAGATCTACTACACAAACTCAAGCTTTAGATTTAATTGAAAATGATAACTTACCAGCCAATTCTTTAGAAAATGCTTTTGATAAAAACTTATCTATAA